GAAGCGTCCGTCCGGGCTTCTGCATTGGTGGCCTCCATGCCAGGTCGCCTTAGAAGGGGAGAACGTGACCGAGCGGCCACGGCCGCGGGTCGACCTCGTGAATGTCGGAGACGGTCTCGACCAGAAGCAGGCCGTTGTGATGGGCGATCACCTTGCCGTCGTCGAACGTGTTCTCGCCCCATCCGTCGAGGCGAAAGGCGAGGTGGTCTCCGACCGCGTAGCGGTCGCCGTAGGTCTCGACCATCGCGGCCGCTGCGGCGAGGTACTCGGGGTTGTGGGCGTCCATGCTGATCTCCTGTATTCGGGAATTCACAATCCGAGAAAAGAAATCACGAGCGAGCCAAGATCGAAGACCGCACGAGCGAGAGGCCCGTCCGTTCCGAGCTGCTGGCCGAGCCGCACCAGCGACAGGGCCAAGATCCATTCGTTCCATCCTGCGAGTCGCATCTGGTCCTCCGTGACGTGGGCGAGGTTGTATTGCAGTATTCGGTAATTCGTCAACCCCAACTAAAGCGATTTTTTTCGCCGCTGTTTTAGGCCGCAGAAAAGCCCTTCGGGGGCTTGCCGCCCAGCTTGCCGGCTTCCCGCTTCTTTGCCACGGTAGCCGCTAGCTGCCGCACCTGGTCGGCGTCGTAGACGTACGACCTGTAGCCCAGCTTTTTTGACCAGATCGCCTTCTCGCGGGCGAGCTGCCGGATACGCGACATGGAGCAGCCGTAGATCTTGGCCGCCTCTTCGCAGCTACACAGGTTCCGGTCTGTCGCGAACGCCACGGGCATGGCCTCCGAGCGTACCGGGGCGGGCTGCTGGGACAACCCGTCCGGCCTTGGCCCCGGCCGGCGTGTCCTCCTGCCGGGAGGGCCGCAATCCCGGGACAGGATTGCAACGATTGAAAATGGCGGGGACGCCAGCGAACCATCCAGTGACCAGGCGTGGATCGGCTAATCGTTACGGCCGACACGACCGGCACTCCGCCATGAAGGGGAGCAACCCCGCACGGAAGCGTGACCTATCCCTTCGACGAGGAGGTACACGCGATGACGCTCGAAACTTTTTTGACTACGGTCTATGTCCCGCTCCGACTGCGGGGCCGCTCCCAGGAAAGCGTCCGGCTTCTCCGGCACGCGATCACACAGTTCTCCCGTTGGCTCGGCCGAACGGCCACGCTCGAGGACTTCGACGACCTGGTCGTCGCGCAGTTCTTGTCGGCCAGGGCGGAGAAGGTGAGCCCGAACAGCATCGCCCGCGAACGGTCGGGACTGCTGGCGCTTTGGAATCTGGCCCAGGGCCGCGGGCTCGTCAGGCTACGGCCGACGGTCGCTCCCGAGCTCGTCCCGCAGAAGGTCCCGCGGGCGTTCACCGCCGACGAGCTCGCCCGCCTGGCGGACGCGGCGCGGTACTCGTGGGGCTGGGTCGGCCCGATCCCGGCGGGCGTGTTTTTCCGGGCCTTGATCGCCGTCGGTCTGGAGACCGGCGAGCGGATCAACGCGATCCTAAAGACCCCGCGGCACTGCTGGCAGCGGCCGTCGCTCACTGTGCCCGCGTCGATCAGGAAGGGCCGACGGACGGAGCGGGTGTACGAGCTGTCCCCCGAGGCGTGCGACCTCGTCGACGCCGTGACGCGTCACGAGGGGCCGACGGTGTTCTGGTGGGTCGCGTCAGGGACGGCGCTGCGGAAACGGTGGAAGACGATCACCAGGCGTGCCGGGCTGGGCGACGGACGAGACGTCCAGTTCCACGCCTTGCGGCGGTCGACGGCGTCACACCTGGCGGCCGCCGGCCTGGACGCGACCGCGTACCTCGGGCATTCGACCGACCGGATCACGCGGCGGTCGTACCTGGATCCGCGCGTCGTCGACTCCAGTCGGCCGAAGGCCTGGCAGTCGCTCCCGCGGGTGTTCCGGCCGGACCCGGAACCACCGGCACAGTCGGCGTAATCGCGCCCCGATCGCAGTCCTGTCCCCGGACGTGGCAGGACGGCGAATCCTGCGACCGACAATCGTCACGACCCATTCATCCGGACGCGTGGTGGGCCTGATGCTGCCGGAGTAGGGCGGATGGAACCAACCGTTTAACGAAGTCGGCGGCCTGGGCGACGTGCCCCGCGGTGACGCCCTGCGGCGGTCGGCAGCAGGCCCGGACGCCGGACATGATCGCGGCCTGGTGGACGGCGACGGCGGCCCCGTCGTACTCGAGCTCGGCCCGGACGGGTCGGTCGCCGACGACGTCGATCACCCGGCCCTCGTGGTGGTAGTTCATCACCTCGACGGCCGTCCCGACGCCGATCGCCGGCAGCGTCACCAGGCTCGGGGCGTGCAGCTCGAGCCGGCGCTGGCCGCACACGAAGACGTACGACAGCTCGACGCCGGTCCGCTTCTCAAACTCCCTGACACTCTTGCCGGTGCCGTGGAGATCGACGAACAGCGTCCCAGGCGCTAGCCGCCGAACGTACTTCACGAACGACTCCGACGGCCTGGCGAGCGTCGACCGGCTCGCGTGGAACACGCCGACCGTCTCGCCGTAGAGCTTGTGGTACGCGTGGCCGAGGAGGATCGCGTCGCGGGAAACGAAGTACACGCGCTCGGGCCGGGCGGCGTTGACGTACTCCCGAACCAGGGCCGCCGCCGTGAGCAGGAACGGCACGCCAGCCCGGGCGGCTCCGTCCCACAGGGCAGCCTCGGCCGTGCCCGGCTCGTGGGGATTCTGCAGCCTGGCAGCGCGGGCCGCGGCGGCGACCTCCCACAGCCCGGCCCGCGTCCACTCGGCCTCATACTCGCAGACTTGCTCGGAATACTTGCGGGCCGCAAGGCCCATCCGGAGGGGGCGGGCGACGTCGCTCTGCGGATTGTCGCCGACGTGGATCTCCGCCTCGCGGGCGGCCGCGGTCTTCCACCACTTGCCGGTGTGCTTATCGTCCCAGCTCACGACGAGCTCGACGCCGGCCGGGACGCCGATCCGCTCGGCCAGGGCGCGGACCTGGTCGTGGCCGAAGTACGCGTCGCTCACGATCCGGTCGCCGGGCCGAAGGGCCGAGACGTTCTCGGCGATCGGGAAAGCCCCGGCCAGCTCGGCCTCCCACTCCGCCGCGGCGAGCTCGTCGACGCGGGCCTGCGGCCACCGTGTGAGATCCCGCAGGGAGCGGAAGATGCCGGCCCACGTCTTATCGCTTCGTCGCTCCGCCTCCTGGCGGACCGGGACGTAGGCCGCACCGCCGACAGCCTCGAACAGCCGCCACGGCTCGCCGCAGCCACGTCCGCAGAGCGTGTCGAAGAAGTCGTAGCTCTTCACCAGACCCTCGCCTTCACCTCTCGCGACGAAACATCCGACCGGCCGGCCGCCTGCCCACACAGCCACGGCCGGGCCGCGTAGGCCGTAAGCCGGCCCGACGCGTGGAGCTCGCCGTAGCGGTGGTCGACGTGGTGCCGGCAGGCCCAGCGGTCCTCCGCCTCGATGTAGCGCCGGGCCTCCGCCAGCGCCGACCGCCCGAGTATCGCGTACGCGTGCGTGCGATTGATGTTCCGCCCGCTGACCAGTCCGTCGACAGCGGGGACCGGCTTCCGGAGATGCTGGCCTCCGAGGTAGAGCTGGTCGCAGTCGGCCGGCACCGGCAGCCGCGACAGCCTGTCGGAGAAGTCAGGGACGAAGGTCGCGTCGTCCTCGAAGACGAGCAGCCGATCGGCGCCTTCGCGGATCGCCCGGTCGATCGCGGCCTGATGGGAGAGCAGGCAGCCCCAGGCCCCGTCCGTCGTCTGCCACCAGGCGGGCCGCGGTACGTCTCGGCCGTCGACTGCCGTCAGCAGCTCGGGCCGCGGGAATGGAAGATCGTCCGGCAGCCGCTCGTAGAAGCCCGCCAGCCGATCGGGCCGGTGGGCGAGGGAGATCACGACGACGAGGTCGAACACGGCGCAGCCTCGCATTCGGCCAAGCAGCCGGCGTAGCCGGCCAGGTCGACCGGCGTGTCGGCCGTCTTCGACTCGCCCTGATGCCGGGCGAGCTTGTCGAGAATCATGATCTGTGCCCAGTCGGCAGCCGTCAGCGGCGACCGCAGCCGGTCCCCGAGGAGCGCCGTTACCATCGCCGCCGTTCTGGCGAAGTGCTCCGTCGGCGGCCCGTACGTCTGCCGCCGCTGGCGGACCGTCGCCTGGGCGACCTCGAGCAGCTTCTCCGCCTGGCTCGTCCCTGGCTCGCGGTTATCGTCGCGATACATTTTTTCCTCCTTGAGTTGCCGCACCATGCCGGACAAGTGCAAGACGTACGAGGCTAACGTCCCGGCGGTGCCGGTGTAAGCCCCGGAAAACCGCCGCGCCCGCTGTTCCGCGTCGGCGATCTGCTCGTCGGTGAGGATCACGAGCTGCGGACCTTCCCGTTGGCGATCCGGAAATTGTGGACGTCGAACTCGCCGTCGGCGTGGACCGTCACGATCGCGGCCCCGTGATTCCAGCGGTTGATCCTCGCGTATTCGGGCGTCAGGTCGCACAGGCAGCCGGTCGACCAGCAGAACGTCTCCGCGTGCCACATATCAGACTCGGCGTGTCCGCTCGAGCGGTGAGAGTGGCCGACGAGGACTGACGTCAGCGTCCGGAGGAACGCGCCGCGGGCCACGTTGACCGGGGCGGCCAGGCCCTTCGGCAGCTCGTGCCCGTGGAGGACCGGAAGCTGGCCGAGCATGATCGGCCGCTGGTCCTCGACGAGCTCGACGCCGTGGTCGCCCAGTTTCAGCCAGGCGGCGAGGCTCATCATCGGCTCGTCGGCGATCTCGGGGGCGTGCTGGTATAGCCAAGACTTCCAACGGAATTCGTGATTTCCTTCCTTTAGGACGATCGGGATCTCGGGGAACTGGCCGCGGACGTACGCGAGGAAGTCTCGCACAGCCTGCAGCTCGCCTTTAAAGTCCCGGGCCGCCGGGTCCTTCTCCCACCTCGAGATCGAGTAGAAGTCCGCTATGTCGCCGTTCAGAACCAGGGCGTCGATCCGCTCGTCGACCAGGCGGTCGACTGCGGCCCGGACGGCGGTCTCGTCGTGGTAGGGGACGTGCACATCCGACAGGATTCCGACCTTCCCCACCACGTCGAGGACGTAGGGCGTCCACGGCGTCGCCCGGCTGGCCGGCATCGGGGCGCCCTGGCCGGGTGCCCGGGCTGGGCGGGGGTGCGATGCCCTCTGGCGCTTGGCCTTGCTCTGGCCGAACAGCCGGCGGATCCGCGTCCGCGCCTGCTCCATCGTGATCGCGTTATTGCTTTCCTCGACGAGCCTTCGGGCGAGGCTTCGCGACGGATGGTCGGGAAACTTTTCGACGAGCCTTTTCGCCGCCACCGCTAGCGGGTCGTTCGTGGGCATCCGTGCCGCCTTTCTTTCTCAGAAGCCAACCGTCCTCGTCGGGCGGGCCGCCCGCCTTGCCGTCGTCGTCGTCCTCCGCCTCGATGTCGCTCGTGAACTGCTTCGCCGGCTTCCGTGCCATTTTCAGCCCCCGAGGTAAAACTCCTTAGCGGCCCTTTGTACGGCGTATCCAGCCTCGTTCAATAACTGCTGTCGCCGCTTGCAGCCGCAATCCTTCAGCCCGGACACGCGCTCGACGAGCTGCGGCGTGATCCCAACTGCCGCCAGGCCCGACGCTACGACGTCGCCGACAGCCACCATGCCCGGCGGACGGCAGCGGCGGCGGTGCCCGAGCCGCTTTGCCGTGTAGCCGCACCGCGGGCACGTCAATTGCGTGGCGAGGTCGCACTCCATCAGCCTGCCTCGATCGAGTAACCAGAGAACAGGCGGTATCGCGCTATATTAAACGGGATGGTTCCGTTAGTGGCGTCGTAAATGCAGAGCCTGGGCGGAAATAAAAACAGCGGGTGAGACGGGCTGCTGCCGACTAGCGTGACCAGTGTCTTCATTTGATAAACAACCCCGTTATAGGTGAGCGGCGTTTCCGGCTCGTCGAACGAAAAATTTTCCTCGCAGGGTGTGACACACGCCGGATCGTCGCCGGCGTCGTCAGAACCGAACGACGTAAGGCCGGCACTGGCGACGGCCGGCTGGCCGCCGAAGGTAAAGGTGTGGCCCATAAACCAGGTGTACCGATCCTGTCCCTTTTTGCACGGCGGCGAATACCAGAACGGAGGATCGTTGGCGTAGTCCGGATGCCAGTCGATCATCGGCTTCGTTACGCCGCCGATCCTGAGCTGGGCCGTCGCGCCGCAGTCGCAGCCGGCGGGAGACACGGCGTTAAGGTCGACCTCGATCCTTAGATGCGGGTGCGTTTGGCCGAGCTCGCTGTCGACTGCCGTTTCCTCGGACTCGTAGCGGTACTTCAAGAAACAGGCCGCGCTTTCCTCCGGAACGAGCGACAGGCTGTAGCTCGAGGCGGTCAGGTATGTCGCGTCGACGAACTTGTCCGGGTAGACCCCGTTGTATGGTGGGTCGTCGTACTCCGCGTGTATTCGGACGGTGATCTCCGTCGGCGGGCACGCGCCAAAGCATCCAGGGAACGCCGATATTCCCTCGCCGTTTGGTAGCGTCAAACACTCCTCCGCCGGCGGCGCTTCTTCGGACGGCGTTACGACGGCGAACCCGAAGTCGATCGCGCCTGCGAACAGCTCGTCGGTGTATGTCGACGGGCCTTCGATGTAGTCCTGCAGCTTCCAGCCAGGCAACGGCGCTATGGGCGCTCGGGCCGACGTCCCGCCAACCGCGAGCAAGGCGGTGCCGCTGTCGCACGGCGAAAGGATGAACGTTCTTGTATTACACCTGCCGAATGGGATCGGCTCCGACGCATACAGGATCGGCTCCACACCCTCTACCCGCCGCAAGATAAACGGCTCCGACCACCGCTCCGCCACGATCGGGCACTCCTCCTCGGACGTGTCCGGATAGAATCCGTCCGCCGGTGTTGTCGGCGCGTAGAACGCCCCGTCCTCGGAAAAAAAGTCCTCGGCGAACTGGAGCGAGTAGTGCGACGGGGCGTCCGGAAACGAGAGGTCGACCTGGCCGCAGTAGCAATTACAGACACACGGCGGCGACGGCTTTGTGATCTTCACCTCCCACGAGCCAACCGTGGACAGGAAGTCGTTCCCCATCCAGTCGGGAAGATCCTCGAGCGTGTTCTCGTCGACGGTGGAGAGCGTCACGGAATCGTCGGAGTCGAGAAGCGCGTTCGCGCCAGTGAACGACAGCCGCAGGACGTGCCCCTCCGACTGCGTCCATTGAAGAGAAACGAAACCGTCGTCGCTGACGAGCTCGAGGTCGCCGAGGACAATCGGATCGGCAGACGCTGCCGGCCTCGCCTGCCCCAGCTCATGGGAGGCCGAGCCGAAAAAGAGGTTAATCTGTCCGGTGTCGAGGCCGCCGCTGATCGTCCAGCGCGCGCCGCCTTCAAACCCGATCGCCTTGATGTGCAGGCGATACAGGCACTCGCAGCACGCGCACGGATTGCCGATGAGCACGTCTAGCACTCCGCGGCAATGAGGACGAATTCCTCGCCGTCGTAGCTGACGGCGCACTTTCTGGTATCAGCTCCCGTAAACGCGACATAGTGATTCCTGGCCGTGACTGAAAACGAAACGGCCGCAGCAGCCCCGGGCGGTGTGAAGTCGACGGTAATCGACTTCGTGGATCCTTTCGCCCACGGGGCCACAAATTCCCCCGTAAGGATCGGCGGCATCTCGGAGGCGACGAGATACCAGGAGCCCGTCTCGCCCATGCCAAGCAGCACGAATACGCCCGAGGCGACGTAGTGAAGGTGGTTCACGACGCTTTCGATGGTCTTGGTGGTCGCGACCTCGTCGGGAGGCGTCCCGTCCTCCCAGAGCGTGATCGTCGCGGTGTCCCCCTTTTCCCAGGCGGCCGTCGTTTTCCCGAGCCGCAGGCTGTCCCAGTAGCTCAAGCCGCCGCGGTCGAATTTTCGCCCGGGGATATTGCGGTCGCCGCGCTCGTACGCGTTGACGGCCCGCGCGACACGGGCCGCAGTCCGGCCCGTGAGCATCACCGGGCGGCTGCCCTTGTTGGCAATTGTCTTTCTCACGGGAAGATCTGGCCGAAGAGGTTGGCGAACGGCTGCTCTTGGTAGACGTTAAACTCCAGGACGCAGGGCGGATCGCCTGCGGCAACCGCGACGCCCTCGCACAGGCCGACCGGCCCCTGGACTGGCTTGTTGTCGTGCCCCACGACCGCTTTCCGCTCCTCGCCGGAGGAGGACGGCTCGCCATCCTCGTTCACTCTCTGGTTGTGGCCGATGTCGAGAAGCTTGAGCTGCCATCCGGTTGACCTGTAAGCAAACTCCCAAGTTACCTCCCAGTATTCGACCGTACTGCTTTCTATGTTTTCGGTTTGCAATTGCGCGGAGCAGCCTTGGCACTTCCAAGTGCCTGGCTCGCCGCCATGCCATATGTCAGAGTTGACGGCGTTCGTGTATGTGACAGCGTCGCCGGTCCACGCTGCAGCAGTTAACGCGTAGCGGGTGGTTGACAGGCGAAACTCCGCCTGTTCGCAGACAACGTCCTCGAGCGGGTCGCCCGCGCTGTTAACGATCTCGTTGTTGTCGCGATCCTTTGTGACCGGCCCAGTCGTGACGCTCGAGCCGGCCGACCACGTCGGCCGCTTGTTTATTCCGCTTAACTGCCCTGGAGGGGGCGGGTCGCCGCCATCTTCTTTCGGCAAGTCCACTGGCGCGGCGTAATACTTGAACGACACGGCGTAGAGGAGCCCGCTGTCGTGGATGCACTTTACGTCGTATTCCATCGCGACGATCGACACGTTCTCCGGGTGGGAATCCTTGAGAGCGATTCCTGGAGCATTGGAAACGTCTATTAGGTTCTCCGCGGGATCGTCTGTCCGGACTCGGAACGACCGCGTATAGGTGTCGGTCTCTTGGACCTTGCCTGAGAGTG